GGACATTGAGATAAACTCACCCGCGGCGAATACAATGCGTTACTTTGCAGCCGAGATGGGGGGCCAGTTGCCTTATCATGTGGCGTGCATTACGTATGTGTGGGCGCGGACGTGGGGTGAGTTGTGGGACTGGCCATGGGATGAGTTGCGTAAGTTTGGTCAGCATCTGCACGCCGTCATGGGGGAGAAGCATGCAGCTTATGTTTATGCGTTTTATGCGGCGGCGTGGAAGCGTGCGACGAGTCGGGGTCATGGGTTCCAACGGTTCAGGCAGTTGGAGCATGTGGACTTGACGGAAACGCCGGAAGTTATTAAGCTTATTGGGAATGAGAAACGCAGTGATGATGTTGTGGACGTGGAACCGGAACCCGATTGTCGGGAGTATTCGGAGGGGCCCTTTTAGCCTCACGCCATAGCGTTACACGGTGTAACTCGGAAAGGCAAGCAATGAAGAAACTGGTAACTCAGGGACTCGAACGGGCGGGGACGCTCATTCGTCGGGGCAAGCGGGTGTTTGTGGTCACGGCGGCTTTGGGGGCAACCTCCTTGGCGGCACACGCTGGCACCGATGCCACGGCCATCACCGCGGCCACGTCCACGGCGTTTGTGGACATCGCCACCCTGTGCGTGTCGATTGGCACGTTCTTTGTGGTCTACCGGCTGGTGAAGCGCATCCGCTAAGCCACTGAACCCACGGGGCGGCTTGGCGAGGGCTGAGCCGCCCCACTTTTTTGGATTAACAGCGAAAGGAACTCTATGAAACAGCGAATGAAATTATGGTGGTGGTTGGTCTTGGTAATGGTTACACGTTGTAACTTTGCGTCGTCGAATGACTGGTTCTATGTGACCGTCGTAAACAGTGGGAACACGAATGCGGGGAACATTCGGATTTTCGGTGATGCGCCAGACCGTCATTGCGTTACGGGGTGTGGGCAGAATCCGGGTGGTGTCTGCGGTTCGTCAGTATTGGGTGGCTTGAATATGGGCACATCTACTTACTTATTTGGTGGATTCTCGTCGCAATACCCCCAGACCATTTACTTTGGTTACAATGCGGCATCGTGCCAGTTTGTGGGCGAGCCCGGAATTTGCATGACCAACAAGGGCCCATCCCAATTCACACTAACGGGGCCACCGAACCAGACTTTGATTGGCACGCTCTATATTGACGCGTGGAACGGTGCTTGTGGGCACGCGTCCAATTGCGTGTATCATGGGCAGATAGTGAATAACTCGTCTTACGCGCAAAGTTATGGTCTGTATCACAATGGTGCGTTTTCGGGGCAGGTCATGATGGTCAATGCGAATTCCACTTTGCAATTTGATATGACAGACCCAGATTGTTGCCCTTCCTGTTGGTATGTTCAACTGTTGTCGGACACAGTGGTAAATACACCAAACCCTATCATAACAACAAATGGTGGCATGATAGCGACAGGCGTGACGACGCCAGTGCATCCGGGGAATGAAACACCATTGAACAATACGAATGTCAATTTGACAGTGAGTCCGAATGCCGGGCAGGGCGGCACGAATATAGATTATGGGCCGCAATACAATCCGGTTAACACAAATAATTCATACATTAACTCGAACATAGTGGCGGGGGACAGCAAGATAGTGGATGCTATTAATAGCATGGCTAACCTGTTGCATGGGGATTTGCTAACGAATTTGGCGGCGGAGTTGGCGGAAACGAATGGCACGTCTTCGGGCACAAATGCCGTGGATAAGAGTGGCACAAATTACCAAGCGCAGAGCAATTCCTCCCTGACGAATTTATCTAACGTCTACTCTAATCAGTTTGGGGCAGGTGCCTCCGCCGGAGCGCAGTCTTCTTTGGACGGGATGCTTTCAAGTGTGAACACGTTGGGGCAGCCATCGGGCTCGGGTGTGGAAATCAATACGACAATCCATGCGGGAAGTTCAGGGGGCACTACGTTTGATTTCCACATTCAGCCATTGGCAAGTGCAATGGGCGGTGCGTTCACTTTGATGCACCAAATATGGACATACATTATCATTTTAATGTATGCCGGTCGCATCGTTGTGGATTTGATAGCTTATTTCAAAATAGTGACGACGGCTAAGGGGGCGGCATTGTCCGACTTGGAAGTAGAGGCGGCTGGCTTTGGGGGCAATGCCTTGGGAGTGATTGTCTGGGGGTTGGCGATTACGGCTTTTCTTGCGGCGTGGGCTTCGGTATTGGCGCTTATCTTTTCCTCTTTGGCCGGGGCGGTGTCATGGTCAACCATGTTCTCAACGGTGACTGGTGACCCTACGGGGGGTATGGACAATGGGGCAAAGCATCTACTACTAGCCTCATTTCCGTTGGCCTTGGCGTGCAGCATGGCTTTATCGTATTTGGTGTTCAAGCTTACTGCCATGAAAGCCTCGGTGATTTTTGTAACCTTTGCGCGGTTGATTCCCGGCTTATGAGAAGGTTGCACGAAAGAATGGCGGCATGGTTACACCGTGTAACCATGGGCGATAAGCGCGAGCTGTTCGCATTGTGGTTGGCGGTTATGGTCGCCTTGGTGGTCTATCATTTGCGCCATCGGGCTTGGCTGCGAACGCACCCACCGACAGTGCGGTGGGTGGGTATGACTTTAGGGGAACAGCAGATAGGGGGCCCAATGTTTTTAACATCAAACGGGTTGGTCGGTTTCGAGTGGCAGACCAACGTAAACAAACAGAATGGGCATATCGAAGCCGTGCCCATCCTCACAACAAACTGGTAACATGACAATATCCTATACGGCGGTCATACTGTTCGTCGCGGGGTTTGTGTTAGTCTGGGGTATGTTTCAGGCAGTGGATTGGGGCCGGTAAGTCTTCTGTGGTTAAAGTGTGAGGGGCGGGAGTCTATTCCCGCCCTTTGCCTTGCAAGCGTGCCTTTCACCTGTTACACTTGGGGAGTTAGCAACCTAAAACATTCAGACGAAAGGCAATTATGAGAATACGAAGTTGGTTACACGGTGTAACGTTTGGCTTCCTTGCAACTATGTCAGTGTCCGCGCATACACTGACGGTTTACAACGTAAGGACGGGCGCAACGCCTTATGTCGGGCAGTTTACTTACCCGGTGGGAGTGACAGAGTTTCAATTGGAGTCAATGCCGGCCTCGGGGTTGGCGGCCTTGGGGGTGGATTTTGGGGTAGCGATTGACCCTTGGCAGGATTGGGGTGTTGATGTTCAGAATGGGGGTGGGGGGCTTTACACCGTCAATAGCTTTGGTGGCGAAAATGCGTGGCCACCGTTGGTTTACGGTATGGGGGCAGGATTCATGTGGTTTGGGTTTGGTTGGATACTACGGTTAACGAAACGCATTCCAGAGTTTTGAGTTATGCCAATACGTTTTGTGACCGGCAAGCCGGGGGCAGGAAAGGGCTTGGTTTCGATGAATACCATCATTGAAGAATTGCGGACAACCAAGCGTCCGATTATTACGAACTTCGCCATTAAGATGGAGCCGTGGGTTAACGCTCGGGGGGAACCGCAGTTGGGGTTGCGCAACCATTTGTTGAATAAGTATGGTGAAACGTTCCATGCGGAAAATCGCATTTTCCTGCTGGACGAAAAGCAGGCAGGTCGGTTCTTTCTCTATCGGGCGTTTCTGGTGGACGCCAAAGAGTTGAAGTATGAGTTGAAGGTAGCAAGTTTCCGCGCGAGGGAGGGGAAGGATGGGGAGGAAGAATTAATTGATTTTGACCCATCATTGTTGTCGCAGTCGGGTGGATGCCTTTACGTAATTGATGAGGCATGGATGTTTTGGGGGGCGCGGAATTGGCAGAAGACCGGGACGGCCTTGCTGTTTTACAATAACCAGCATCGCAAAGTGGGCGATGATACATTGATAGTGACGCAACACACGAAGCAGATAGATGCCATGATACAGCGAGTGGCGCAGGAATTCTGGGTGTGTCGCAATCGGAGTTTGCTACGGGTGGGTATTTTCCGTCAGCCGGATGATTTCTCGGTGGCCGTTTTCGAGAATCCTCCGACGGGTGCGGCACAAGAGCCAATGAATACATTCAAGTTCAAGTTGGATGCAAAGGGGATGGCGTCTAGCTTTGATACTACTGCTGGGGTGGGCCTCACTGGGCGATTGCAAGGGGATGTAGGTCGTCGAAAGAAGGGAATTCCGTTCAAGGTATTAATTGCCTTAATGGTGTGTGTGCCGTTGCTGGTGTGGTATTTGGTGCACCATTTCCTAACGTGGGGAGCGCACAAGGCCGTTTCGACAATTGAGTTGCCGCAAGTGCAGCAACCGAATGCGTTACACGGTGTAACAGTGCCTCCGGCAGTGCCTGCCAAGGTGCATGGGTTTGGTATGGATTTTCCAGTGCCTCCGGGGTTTGGCAATGGTGTTCTTGCCAGTAGTCAGACGAATTTGCCAGTAAAGGTAACGGGGAAGATGTTCTTTGCTGGTAACTGGGTCATTGCATTATCCGACGGTCGGATTTACGACTCTCGGGACTTGTCGATACATGGGGTTGTCACACCACAATACGTTTCCTTGAATGGAACGAACTATGAGTATGCTAATACGGCAGATTTAAAGCGGTTGGCTGCGGAGATGAAATTATCTACACCAGAGCCGGTATCGTCGTATCAGCCGCGACAGGTGACTGCCGTGCACTATCAAGGGGGTAACTTATTTCCAATAGGCACAACCCGCGTAGCGGCTGGCGCCTTAGCGCAAATACCAGAAGCGGTAGTTATTCCGGCAGGGGAGTAGCGGAGCAGAGCGGAGCGGTTCGGAAAAAAATTTTAGACCCTAGTGTGTCTCAAAATTGGACACACTAGGGGTTGTGTAGTCTAAGGGTGCTTCGGGTCTTGCTGCCAAACAGCGTCTATGATTTCTGCATGGGTGTTGAGTGTCCTTACTCGTTCAATTACGACCGCTGGGTTTCCTATGCTGTTATCAGCGAATAGGTGGTAAGGTTGTGCGTAGGTTGGGCCATGCTCGAAGCTTATGCCGTTGCTTAGGGTGACGTAGTAGATGTGTGCTTTCATGGTTATGTCATGTAGCGTCGCCCGTTGCTAAAGAAGCTGATGATAACTAATTCGCCATTGTCCAGTATGACACTGGTGGCGCGTAGGACGGGGCCGTAAAGCCGGATATAGTCTTGTAAGCTAGTCATAAAAATGCCCGGAGGGTTTGTCCCTCCGGGCTTAGGTGTGGGTTAGGTAGTTTTTAGGTCGGGCTTCGGCTGTTCGCGTGCGACCTTCTCTTCTGGCGTTTCCCGGCGGAGTGTGACCACATACCCTTGGCCGTTGTTCCACAAGAATCCTTCCTTGTTCAGGATGGATTTGACCTTGCCGCGACCTTCATTGCATTTCGCGGCAGCCGCTTGGAGTCGTTTTGCCAGAATTTGGAATACCATCTTGTAGTCCGTGGCGCGGTCGGTAGCGTGCGTGCCCTCGGTGGTAACGTTCGCCCCGTCTTGGTCGGCCTCATTCCCGGCAACGCCAGCCTCCCGTTGCTCGCTGGGTGGTATCTCCATTGCATCCACGGCGACGCTGCCGCGTGCGATTTCCAGTGCATTCTTGAACCCGAGGCTTCGGGCATCAATGGCCTTCCATAGCTCGGGGGAGCATTGGGACACCCGGTTGACTTCGCTAATGCGGGTCTTCGCGAAGCCAAGAGCGCGCATCATTCCGGTGACTTGCGCCGGGGTGATTTGCTTCTCCCGAATGAGTTTACACAGTTCAAGGTAACCCATGCCGAGCTTTTGATGGGCCTTGATGACTTCGTCACTGCGCTTCACGAATTCCGCGGCAGTGGTCTTGTCAATTTTGAATTCGATGGCGAAGTCTTCCGCCAACGGTTTGAAGTCGAGATTCTTAATCGCGGCTTCAATGTGCTTCGGGTTGGTGCTGAACGGCGCAATGGCCGTGCCTTCTGCTGGTTTGTTGTCTTTTGCTTTGCTCATGTTTCCTTTCGTTTTGTGGTTACACCGTGTAACCGGGTTTACTGCTTTTCGGACTCGATTCGTGCCACTGTCCCGTCGTTTGTGCCAAGTAGCATGTATTGCTGCTCGTTCGTTGCCATTGGGACTGCCTCGTAGATACGCAATGGCGTAGTGGCGGGGCTGGCCTTCCGGTCGAGGTCGTTACCGCGTGCGAGCATTCCGATAATGCGTGTCGCTGTGTCTTCGTGGTGGATAACTCCTAGGCAAACGGGGCTTTCCCCGTTACCTAAGACCGTCGTTTCGATAATGCAATAAGTATTCATTACGCAAACACTTTAACAGTTACACGGTGTAACCGCAAGTGAAAAAAATAACTTTATTTTGAGGGTTTCGAGTCACTTGGCATGCTTCCTGCTTTGCTAGCATTTCTTGTGCCAACTATGGCAGCCAACGTTGGCACGCTACCTGCTGGGGTTTCCCGCCTGTTTGAAACGTGAAAGCCAAGGGGGTGGGTTGTTAGGCGCGGTCTGGGGACGAGCGACACCTTTCTGCGCGAAGCGCAAATTTGCTTTTCGCGAAGCCGCGCCTTCTAAGCGAGCAGAGCGAGCCAAATCAAAGTTGAATGGGTTGACGCTATCTTGGGCTTGTGGTATCATCGGTGTGTCAGGCAAGCTGAATGGAAGCAGCGGCTTGAAGCCGACGCGCGCGCGTTGGCGGCCGATGCCACAAAGTTACACGGTGTAACGTGGTTTGCCTGACGCTAGTAAGCATATGCCGAAGACAAAAGCGCAAGTAGTTGAGTTAATCATGCAGGGAACGCCAGCCATCATGGGTGAGTATCGGATGGGCCGTTGTGACCCCATCCAGTGGCGGGATAAGGCAACAGGTGCTCGCAAGAATGGGTTTGCGGTGCGTTGCACCTTGGAGTGCGGGAATTCGTCCATCGCGATTTCGGAGTTTGCGCCGGACGATTTGACGAAGGCGGAAGATTGGAAGCCCAAGTTCAAGAAGGGTGACCAAGTGTTCTGCGTCTTGACGCACTACGAACAAGACCGCGGGGCCATTACTGTTAAAGGGGCCTTGGATTTGGTGTTGCCGGACGAAGCGACTCCTTCTGCGAAAGCCGGAGCGTCGTCGGTCGCATCAAGGTAGGTTGGGGTTTACGGTTCCCTCCTGTCCCTACCCTTGCATAGCAAGCAAAAAGGAACTGGCGGCGTGCCCCGCGAAGCGGGGCACCCGCCTTTCCCTTGTTACTACTTAAACTCTTCCTCCATTGAATCTAACTATGTCCAAAAAACGTCTTTCGCCCATCGAGCGCCGTCGTCGCGAGGAACGCCACCGCCGGCTTGCAAAGGATTTACTCCAAGTCCTTCCTAATGGCCCGAGCCATCCAATTTATTGGCCGTCGGAGCCGCCAGAGTGGATAAGGTTACACCGTGTAACCGGATTTGAATACCGCGACGAACAGTATCATGTTTGCTTGCAGGTAGCTACCGATTTCTTTCGCCCTTGGGTGCCGAATCATGTGGTGATGTGATATGGAATGTAACATCGAATTCCCATGGTTGGTGTCTAAATCGACGGCGGCTTACTACATGACTTGTGAGAAGCTGTTTCGGGAGTCAAAGGCCGTTTACTTCTGGACGTTTACTTTTAAGGAAGTCTTGCCGGATTGGTGGTATGCAGCTTCGTGGCGCGTATTGATGCGGGACTTGGGTAACCGCTACCGAATGCCCGCGCCATATCGGTTTCCGACGTTTCGTGGGGTGCGTGTTTTGGAGCCGCATGCGTCACATGGGCTGCATTACCATGCGTTAATTGACCAGCGTATTCCTATCGACCTAATGCAGAAACTGGCTGCGAAAGTCGGGATGGGTTGGATGTGGGTAGTCAAGTGCGATGTGGCGACGGTGCACTATTTGGCGAAGTATTTGGCGAAAGGTCAGCGTGATAAGGTAAAGTTTTATGCCAAGATGCACCGTTGGGGAACCATTGGGGGTTTTCAGGGGACTCGTGTGCG